ACAAGTAACACAAGAATCTGCTACTGAGCCTACATCAGATGTGATAAGTAATCCTCCCACAACTGAATCAGTAGCAGACCCAGTAGCCACATCTAGACCTGAAGGGTTACCTGAAAAGTTTAACTCATGGGAAGATATGGCTAAATCATACTCCGAGTTAGAGTCTTGGAAAGGTAAAAAAGAAGAGGATATTAAAAATGGATTGCTACAAGAATTAGAAACTGAAGCCTATTCTAATAGACCTGCTAGTGCAGGAGATTATCAGATACCTAAAATATTAGATGATGCAGAAGCAGCAACTAATCCTCTACTTAAATGGTGGGCAGATTATTCTTGGAATAATGGATTATCACAAGAAGAGTTTGATGAAGGTATACATAAATGGGCAGAGCATACTCCACAGCCTAATCTTGATGAAGTAAGAGCTTCATTAGGTGACAATGCAAATGCAAGAGTAGAATCTGCACAGTTGTTTATGCAAAAGTTTTTTCCTGCAGAAATGCAAGATGCTGTAGCACAGCTTGGTACAAGTAAAGAAGGTATAATGGCATTAGAACTTATACAAGAAAAAATGAAAGGCATAAATCCACAGCAAGAAGTTTCGCAACCAAGTCAACTAACGCAAGGTGATCTTGAAGCAGCAATGCGTGATCCTAGATACTGGGATAATAAACAAAGAGATATGAATTATGTTAGAGATGTTGAAGCCAAGTTTAAGAAACTTTATGGGTGAAGGTGTTTATGATGGATTTAGTATTGCTAAAGCTACATCAGAACACGCTAATATATTACAACATAATTTAAGAGATAGTGATGTACGAGAATGTATAATACATGGTGCATCACCTTTTCGTGCCTTAATGTCAGGTGTTAGAGAAAAAGGTGAGAACTATACTTGTATCATAGATGGTCAGCCTATCTGTATGTTTGGTGTTAATCCAATTATGGAAATGATGATAGGTCGTATATGGCTTCTTGGCAGTTATGAAATAGAAAAAAGAGGTCGTAAGTTTATAAGATGGTCACAATCTGTAGTAAATTATTATCAAGAACAGTATTATCAACTAGAAAATGTTGTACCTGCAGATCATAAAGACACTATAAATTGGCTACAGTTTTTAGGTTTTGAGTTAATAACACCACCTATAAAATTAAATAGTTTTAAGGTTTTTCGATTTGTTCGTTGCAAAGGCGATAAAATTTTGATAAATAAAGAAGAACAGCCTATTCAATGTTGATAGCCCTATTGGATAACTAGATGACACAAAGAGTAGATAACTGGAAATGTAAATAACTTTTAATAGGAGAGTGTAATGGCTAACACAATAGATCAAGCCTTTATTACGCAGTTCGAAACAGAAGTTCATTTAGCTTATCAGAGAATGGGCAGTAAACTTAGAAATACTGTTCGTACAGTAAGTAATGTGAATGGAAACACAGTAAGATTTCAAAAGATTGGTACTGGAACTGCAACAACAAAGTCCAGAAATGGACAAGTAACACCAATGGAACTAGCTCACACTAATGTAAGTGTAACAATGCAAGACTTTTTTGCTGCAGAGTTTATCGATAAGTTAGATGAGTTAAAGACTAACATTGATGAAAGACAAGCAATAGCAACAAGTGCTGCTGCTGCTCTAGGTCGTAAGACTGATGAGTTGTTGTACACAGCTATGGATTCAGGTGCTAACTCATCTCAAATCCATGATACTGGTTCAGCATTAGAAAAAGCTGACTTGTTATCATTGTTTGAAACTTTTGGTACTGCTAATATCCCTGAAGATGGACAAAGATATTTAGCTATGCACCCAAAAGGATATGCTGACTTATTTTTAATTAATGAGTTTGCATCATCAGACTTTGTTGGTGAGCAAAACCTACCTTTTGCAGGTGGTATGACAATGAAAGAGTTCTTAGGATTCAAGATATTTTCAACTGCTGCAATCACAGCAGGTAAGAATATTGCATATCATACAACTGCTATAGGTCTTGGTATTGGTGCAGATGTAACAACAGAACTAAATTATGTCGCTGAAAAAGTATCACACTTGGCAACTTCAATGATGTCAATGGGTGCTACTGTCATTGATGACAATGGCGTATATGAAGTTCTTGATAACAATTCATAAGGAGTAGATTATGGCTTTAGATTTAAGTAACTTAACACGACTAGCAGGTGGTAGTGGTGTTAATCTATGGTACTACACCTCAAATGATGCTTTATCTGTAGTAAGAGCAGCGAACTACTTTTCTACAGCAGATGCAACTGGTGGTGAGATGAATGGTCAATCAGCATTAGGAATGATGAAAGAAGGTGATGTTGTTCTTATATGTGATGCTAATTCAACCCATAAAACTTTATCTGCTACAGTAGTTAAATCTGTATCAGCCACAGCAATAGACTGTGGTGATGGTTCAGACTTAAGTACAGCCGATAGCGATTAAAAGGGAGGGGGAGTAATCCCCCTCATCTTATATGACAACAAGTACTGCAGCAAATTCAGCAATCGACATAGCTTCAAGAGCATTAATACTTATTGGTGCAGAACCTATTACAAGTTTTGGAGATGATAGTAGTGAAGCAGTTGTTGCAACAAATATGTATGAAGATGTTGTTAGAGCAACTCTATCTAGTGCAAGATGGAGATTTGCTACAGAACAAGCTGAGTTGGCACAATTAACAGATGCACCAACTGGCAGATTTACTATTGCACATCAACTTCCTACAGATACTTTAGTAGTTCATACTATAACAGTTAATGATAATTTAGTAGATTTTACTGTCTATGGAGATAAGGTATTTTCAGATCAGTCTACACAAGATACTTTGATTGCTGATTTTACTTTTAGAGCAAAAGAAAATACATTTCCAAGTTATTTTTCTTTAGCGGTAGAGTATGCTTTAGCTTCTATCTTTGCTACATCTATAGCAAGAGATGATGGCTTGATGGTTAGAATAGAGCAGAAAGCACAACAACTATTAGCAAAAGCTAGAAATCTAGACTCACAACAACAGACTTCAAGAAGATTATCTACAAGAAGATTTATTACTGATAGGAGAAGTTAAATGGCAAGAATAAGAGTGCCATTAAATAACTTTCAGTTTGGTGAAGTTAGTCCTGCTTTGACATCAAGAACAGATACTAAAGTATATACAAATGCAGCAGAAGAAGTTAGAAACTTTTTTATTAGATCAGAAGGTGGTCTAAAAAAAAGAACTGGAACTAAAAGACTACATAACTTTGGCAGTAATCCTGCATTTACAGCATTAGCAAGTCTTAGACAAAGTGTAAGAATAGAACCTTTTATATTCTCAGATGATGAAAAATATATAATAGCATTTAGCAATACAAGAATAGAAATATTTCAGATTAGTCCTACTGATGGAACTGTATCTTCAGTTCAATCATTAACAAGTCAATCATGGTTAGTTAACACAACATCAGCGCCTTATCTTGAAGAAATTACATTTGCACAGCAAGGCGATCTAATGTTTATATGTCATAATACATTTCAAACAAGAATATTAGAAAGAACTGGTCTTACTACATTTACTGTATCTACTTTTAACTTTGATACATCAAGAGATGGTAATGACATATTTCAGCCATATTTTAGTTTTCAACCTTTAGGCATGACCATTACTGCTAGTGGTACAAGTGGTAGCGTAACGCTTACAACATCAGCAAATTATTTTAAATCAGATCATGTAGGTGTTGATTTACTGATTGGTGAAACTAGAGCAAGAATAACTGGATTTACTGATGAGCAAAATGTAACTGCAACTATACAAGGAACATTACGACAACAACTGGAAACTGATAGTATAGAAGTTTTTGAAGGTAGTGGTACAGTTAGAGTTACAAAAGCATTACATGGACTGGCAACTGGTGCTTCAATTACTATAGAAAGAGCAGGTGCAGTCGGTGGTATAGCTAATGGTAATATAAATGGTTCAAGAACAATAACTGCTGTCCCTGATGAAAACACTTTTGAGTTTACAGCAGGTAGTAGTGCAACTGCTACATCTAGTGCTATTGGTGGTGGTAGTCCAAGAATAGTGACTGGTGCTGCAACATCTGAGTTTAGTGAGCAAAGTTATTCTGCTCGTAGAGGATATCCTGCTGCTGTTACATTTCATCAAAATAGATTGTGGTTTGGTGGAACACTTGCACAACCTGATGGTATTTGGGGTAGTAGATCAGGATTGTTTTTTAACTTTGATGTAGGTGATGCAGAAGATAATGATGCTTTAGATTTAACTGCTAATGTTGGTGAGATATTTTCTATAAGACATTTAGTATCTAACAGAGATTTACAGATATTTACTACTGGTGCAGAGTTATTTATTCCTACTATTTCTAATAAACCAGTTACACCTTCTAATGCACAGATAAGAAGACAAACACCTTTTGGCAGTAGTTTTGTAAGACCAACAGTATTTGATGGTGCAACTTTATTTATACAGAAAACTGGTAGTGCATTAAGAGAATTTTTATTTACAGATGCAGAAGGTGCTTATACTTCTGTAGCAGTATCAGGTCTTGCACCACATCTTATACTTGATCCAGTACAACAAACTTCTATTAAAGGTGCATTAAATAGAAGTGAGTCTTATGCTTTTTTAATTAATAATGATGGCACTATTGCTGTATTCTATTCTATAAGAGGAGATCAAAAAGCAGGTTGGAGTCTATGGAACACACAAGGATTATGGCATAGTATATGTGCAGTACATGAAAGATTATTTGTTGTATGTGCAAGAGATGATGGCTCTGGAACAACAAAGTTATTTCTTGAGGAGTTTCAAGATGATATGCCAATGGATTTTTGTAATACTTTTAGTGGTAGTTCTAGTGTGTTTGGAAGTTTAACTTCACATTTTAGTAATGGTGCTACTGTAAAAGCTACAAATGGTAATGACTTTCTTGGTACATTTACAGTATCAGGTGGACAAATAGATGTTAGTAGTGTTAAAACTGGAATAACACAAGCATTTATTGGTTATGCTTTTACACCTACACTCAAAACATTACCTATAGATGCACAGATACAAGGAGGACCTTTGACTGGAGAGCCTAGACAAATACCAAAAGTAACATTAGATTTGTTTCAAACACTTGCTGTTAGTGTAAGTGGTCCTAATACTACATCTACAACAAGAGATTTAGTTATAAGAAATGTTACAGATGATATGTCAGCAGATAGAACTGCTATAACTGGTAAAGAAGAGTTTAGATTATTAGGATATAGTCGTGATCCAAGAGTAACAGTATCACAATCTTTTCCGTTAGATTTACAAATAAATGGAATGATAGTAGAGGTAGCATTTTAATATGGCATTACCATTAGCATTAGCGATAGGTTCAACTGCAGTATCTTTTATGGGTTCTATGAATGCTGCAAGAGCAGCAAAAAGAGAAGCAGCACTACAAAGAAGACAATTACAGAATCAAATAGAAGGCGCTCAACTTGCTGCAATACAAGATCATAATGCTCGTATGAGGAATTTACAAATATTTCAAGCTACAAATGAATCTTTAATAGGTGTATCAGGTAGAGATATGGGTACTGATAGAAGTTTTAAAGCTATACAAGAAAAAGCAAAAAGAGAAACTGCAACAGAAACAGATCGAAAATTTTTACAAACTTTAGAACAAGTAGGTCAGTTATCTTTGTCACAATCTATAGCTACAGAAAAAGGTCGTAATTTATCTCGTGCTTATAAGTATCAAGCATTTGGAACTTTATTTTCAGGTGCAATGAAAGCACAGCCTTTAATGCCTAGCACTCCTGCAACTACTACAACTCCAACTTTTTATGGCAATACATTTGACAGAGCATTTTAATGGTACAATTTTTAAAAGCAAAACAAACTTCTTTTCTAAATAAGCCAGTAGGAGTAGTTGGTGTAGATACTGGTGCAAAACAATTAGGGCAAACTATTGCTTCTACATTTAATAAAATAGGATCAGAGGCTTTTGCTAGAGCAGCATCAGAAGAAAAACTTTATGGTGAATCTGTTGCTAGATCAATGAAAATTGATATTCGTGATAAAAATAATAAATTACAATTTAAAGAATTAGATGGCACATTAAGTGCTGTTGCACGAGCAAGTGCTGAGCCAATAGTAAGGCAAAGATATGCAGAAGCATTGCGTGTTGATATTGGTAATGAAATTCAAAAAGTAAGACAAAGATCAAGAAATTCCCAAGAGTTTAAAAATAATATAGAAGCTACTATGAGTGAATATGTTAAGCAAGTTAACAACTTTGGTGGCAAAGCTTATGAAGGCATAATAACACAAGATATAGCAAGAATATCATCACAACATTATAATGATATGTCTTCCGAAGAATTTAAAGAATCATTAATTATAGCAGCAAAAAACAAACAATATATTATTGAGTCTAGTAAAAATGATTACATCACAGCTATATCTGATAGTGTTGTATCTAATAATCAAATTGGAAAAACTGCATCAGGTGAAACTGTTGGAGGTATAAAATCATTATCAGGAGAAATAAATGCTTCTCAATTTATTATCAATAAATTAATACAAGAAAATGATGATAATTTAAGAACTAATAATCAAAATCCAAGTATACATGGTGCAAGTTTTAGAAGCATTAAACAAGCTAAAGCTGTTGGTTTAATGAAGGGTCTAATACAAGGTAAGGGTAGCGAGTTTATTAGAAAAGTTAGACGTAATATTTTATTTGGTGAAGATACTGGTGATACTTTAAATGATTATGAAAAACAAGTTTTAGAACTTATAAGAAAAGAAAATCAAGATGATGCTGCTATTGATACTTTAACTGAAGATTTAAAAGTTGTTTCAAATGATGATGCAAATAAAAGAGCAGTTGAAGGTTATAATGATAAAGTAAAAAATAAACTTGAAAAAGAAATTCAAAAAAAGTCAGGCTCTTATACTTTTGAAATGAATGATCAAGAAAAAAGTTTAGAGCAAGGTAATAATGTTGGTAATCAAATTAATCAAAATGATGGTGAGATAACTTCTAATATTACTGAAACAATAAAAAAAGATATTAATACAATTATTAGTCGTAGAAATTTTACGACTACTACTGTTGATGGTCAAACAGTTGGATATAAATTAACTTCAGACGAAGTGACTGCACAAGCTAGTGCTTATCTAAGAAATGTAGGTGTAAAGGTATTAAGAAATAATAATGTATTTCAAACTGCTAGTGACTATGAAAATTTAGCTAATGCTTTGACAACTGGCAATGAGTCAGCCTTAGATGAAGAACAAAAAAAGGTAATGAATAAAATTAAAAAAATTTTAGAAACACCTGAAGGACCAACCACAATATATAAAAAGAATTTTATTGCCGCCCTCAATGACTTTGGTATCAAACAATTAAAACAAGATCGCAATGAAGCAGAAGATAAAAAATTAGAAGTTCTTGCATTCAATGGTGCTAATGGATTGTATAAACATTCTCCAAAAAATAGTTCTTATTTAGATAGAATATTAGGCACAGATATAAATTATTTTACGACAAAATTTGCAGAAGATTTAATAGCAGAAGAAGAATCACCTGAAAGAGAAAAAGCTGAAAAGGTTGCATTATATTTATCAAATGGTGCTTTTCCAAAATCGTTTTTAGATTTTATGGCTTTTGGTGCAAGAGATACTGCTAATGCTTTTTCAGTAGATACTGCATTACAATTTTTTAAAAAATATACTAATGTTGAAAAATCAGGTGGTACTATAGATAAACTTGCAGGTGTTTTAGATAAGAAAACATATAATCTATTATCTGCTGCTTCTTCTATTGTACCATTATATAAAGGCAGGACTGGCTTTGGCATACCATTAAGAAATAATCAACGAGGTCTTGATAGTGGACAAATTATGCAAAAGTTAATTGAAACAGAACAACAAATGGATTTAAACACAAATATATTTAAATCTAATTTAAATAATGTATCTGGTGATAATTCAATTACTAATTCTTTTCAATTACTAATGTCAGAAGACTATGGTTTTGATGCAAAAGAAGCACAAGACTTAAAGCCAGTTATGGATATTATGGTTCAGTTAGGTGTTCCTAAAACTACTATTGATGCACATTTTGATTTAATAAAAGATTCTATGTATCCTGATGGTGAAGGTACTATTGTTGACACAAAATCAGGTGGAAATATTTTAACTCGAAGTCCTTATAGTTTACTTAAAATGATAACTGATGATAATTTTAGAAGTCAATTTAGAATATTCATACATAATGAATTGAGTGATATAACTGGTCCAGTAGATGCTACTGGCAAAGAATCTAAATTTTATTTAAATTGGAGTCCTAGTTTTGAAGAAAAACAGTTAATGTTAAGGACTACTATTGGTGAAAGAATGTTACAAAAAAGAAGGGATTTAAAAGAAACTGGCACAGCAGTTTATTTACAACCTGATACTTATGGACCTGACAATACTAGAGTTAGATATATGGCATTTTATAAAGACAAGAATGGTTTTTTTCAGCCAGTACAAGTTGATGGTGTTAATGTTGTTTATGACTTAAATGAAGTTATAAGAAGAATTAATCCTGACTTTGATGAAGAAGAATAATGGGTAATTATAATTTATTTGATACAACTGTTTATAATTATAACTCAGGCAGAGGTCTTGTTACACCAAGCGAAATAGCTTCAGGATTACAAATTCCTTCAGGTTTGCCTGAAGCTGATGCACCAGTAGATGTATCTTTTTCACAAACGCTTGGTGCTTCTTTAGGATATTCTTATTCTCCAATAATAGATTATTTATCAAACTTAACATATACAGAAGAAGATAGAGATCAAAACTATAATCCTTTTGATGATATGGAAGGGTTTGCAGGACATGAAGATTATTTAAAAGATGCTGTTAATGAAGAGCATATGAATGTTTTAAAAGATCAACTTCGAGAAAACATGAAAAGAAGAAAGATATTACAGAATAGTAGTATTGGCTCTCAGATTGTGGCAGGTATATTTGATCCTATTAATTTAATAGCTTTACCTTTTGGTGGATTAGGTCGAGGTGTACTGTCTGCAAGTTTTCGTACTGGTGCAGGTGTAGGTGCTATTTCAACATTAGCTGAAGGAGCAAGGTTTCCATTTGATCCATTGGCAACTAAAGAAGAAGTTATAGGTAATATTGCAATAGCAACTGTAGGAGGTTCAATATTAGGTGGTGCTATAGCAGGTGCTAATAAACTTCGTGTTAAGGCTGCACAAAAACAAATAGAAAAAGAAATAAAAGATTTTAATAATTTAGCTGATACTATTCAATCTGTAAATAAAGCAAGAGATAATGTTGATTTAAAAATAAGACCAAAAGGTAAAGCAGGACAAGAAGAATTAGTTGCAGAACAAAAACAATTACCAAATACTTTAGATGAATTAAGAGCAAAAAAAGAATCTTTAGAACAAGATAAAACATTATTGACTGAAGATGAGGCAGTTTCTGCTAGACAAACTTTATTTGAAAATAGAAAAACATTAGCAAGAAGAAAAAGAATAATACAAAATTTAGTTTTTCAAAATAAAAGACATACAAAAAAAGCACAAAACATAGTTAAATTTTTAGAAGATATTAAATTAACTCGTGATAAATATGCTGAAGGTTTATTAAAAATAAAAGAAGAATTATTAGCGCAGTTCAAAGGTCAAAGAGGTTTTAATATAGGCTTGTCAAAAAAACAAATAGCTTTTTTAAAAAGAATTGAACAGCAAGAAAAAGCATACTTTCTTAGCAAAAAACAAACTGCTTTAATAAAGAAAAGAATACAAGACGTAGAAAAAGCACAAAAAATAATAGATCAGAATACTGCAAAACTTAGAAAAAAATATGAAGGTACTGATAACTTAATTAGTCAAGAACGAGTTAATGAAATAAGAAATGAAAATGCTAAACTAGAAAAAGATTTAGGCAAAGTTTCTGCTGTAAATACTATGAGAAAACAAGAAGGTCGACTATTAAAAGAAATAAAAGAAATTGATACAGAACTATCTATTAGAAGAACTGAAGATGAAGCATTGCTAGATGCAGATGGTGTGCCAGTAGATAAATATAAACTTGAGCCAAATTGGTATACAAATAATTTTGTTTATAAGGCTTTAGTAACTCCAATGAAAAAAGTGTTCCAAAGTGAATTGCCTTTAGCAATAAAAAGAAACTTTAGTAAATTAGCAAATGATGCAGGTCTTACACAAGTTGCTGCAAAACTTGGCGATACATTAGGAATGTCTGTATATACAAGAGCAGCAGTTCGTAATGGAGAATATGTAAAAGCACATGATGCTCTAAGACAATTATACTCTGAACATACTGGTAAGAATAGAAATATTATTGATATTGATTTTCAAAAAAAAGGGTATCATCAATGGCTTGAAGATACCTACACACGAATATTAAAACAAGAACCTCTATCAGATTTAGATAAAAAAGTTAAATCTATTGTTGATGGATTTATGACAACTTGGGAAAAAAGATTAAGAGAACAAGGTGTTATTGGTACTACAGAAAACATAAGAACTAGAATTACACAAGAAAATATAAGATTACAAAATTATGCAACAAAGCTAAGAGAAGTACTAGAAGACCCAAAAGGTAAAAGATTAAAAATTAATGATGTTGCTGAAGAATTAGAAAAAGAAATTATTGCTTTTACTAGAGGAGAAATAAAAGAATTAAATATTGGCAAAAGATTAGATGAATTAGAAAAATATAGAATAGGTGGTTTTTATAAACAAAGAACTAATAATTATAAAAATGAAACTGTAATTGCTGAAATTCGTAGAATACAAGATGATCTTAAAATGTTGAAAGAAAATCTTGAAGTAGCAAAAACTACAAAAGTAAAACCAAATAATGAAGAATTTTTCTTTCCAAGATATTGGGATATAACTGCAATTAAAGCTAATCGTGCAGACTTTGAAAGAATATTAACTGAGTGGTATATTAATAACCCAACTATCTTAACTAAAAATAAACAAGGTTACATGGAAAGAACTGAGGCACTGACACCTGACGAAATCATAAAAGCCACAGACCCTACTCGTGTTGCCAAAAGAGTCAAAGAAACAGTTGATACAATAATTAAAGAAAGACAAGATGTTACAGATGATGCTATGGCATTTTATGGACATGGTAAATCAAAACATTTCCGACATAGAACTCTTGATATACCCAATAAATTAGTAACCAGTTATATAATAAAAAATCCAGTTCAAGTAATGAGAGTTTATACACAAAGAGTTGCAGGTCGTTATGAGTTTGCTAAACAATTTAATGGCAGAACAGTTGATCAAGTTTTAGCAGATATGGATACTGATATGTATAAAGCAGGTGCTTCATTTAAACAAATGAATGAAGTTAGAAAAGACTTTTTACATATGTATGATAGAGTTGTTGGTAGAGTTATTACTAATCCTGATAGATTTGATCAAAAAATAATTACTATAATGAGAGATTTAGCACAGTTGAATTATCTTGGTAGTGCAGGATTTAGTACATTACCTGATTTAGCAAAAGTGTTAATGGAACATGATCTTAGTAATGTAATGAAAGGATTGACTGGATTAATTTCAGATTCAAGAGTGAAATTAAATGCAAAAGAAGGTAGACTTGCAGGTGAGATATTAGAGATATTACAAGGTGACACACATTTAAGATTTGTAGAAGACTTGACAAACAATCCTTTGGCTACTGGTTATGAACTTGCTTTATCAAAAACAAGAAATGCTTTTTATATTCTTAATGGTTTAGCGCCTATGACCAATCTAATGAAGAGATTAGATTCAGTTATAAGAACACATGAACTAATACAGTTTTCTGTAGCTGATGCTAAAGGTGTGGCAAAACAAGCTGATATCGAATATTTACGCAGATATAATATTGACAAAAAGATGGCTAAAGAAATATCTAAGTTAGTTGATGATGGTGTTATACAAAATACCAAAGAGAATGGTAGTGGTGTTTATTTAGGCAATACAGAAAAATGGTTAGAAAATGGTGTAGCAGAAGAAACACTTGATACATTTAGAGGTGGTTTAAATAATGGTATTATGAACACAATCTTAATGGGTACACCTGCTGATAAACCTATTATAGCTGATGGTGTTGTTTACATACCTGAGTGGATTGGCAGTAAGTTTGGATTAAAAGCTGATAAAAGATATAGAGGATATTCAAGAATTGAAACTGGTTTAGCAGGATTACCATTTCAGTTTTGGTCTTATAGTTTTGCTGCTGCAAATAAGATTACTGCTGCAATGGCAACTGGACAAGCTAAGAATAGAGCAGCAGCTTTTACAACTGCTGTTGGATTAGGTTATTTATCTCTTGAAGTAAAAAGTCAATTTGGTTCTCCATTTGCTGAATATAATTGGGATAGATTATCTTTTGAGGATAAACTTGCAAGATCAATAGATGCTTCAGGTTTATTGGCAATGTATAGTGATTTATTTTATACATCAATGCACACAAGTTTGGCTCTTGGTGGACCTGATATTTCAATGGGATTATTAGAGCCTAAGTTTCCACAAGATCAAAGTGTTGCTGATGCAATAACATCTGTAGGTGGTGCAGGACCTGCCATAACTGTTGATATTGTAAGGGGTTTACATGATTTTGCTATTGAAGGTAAATATGGTCGTGGCTCTGCACAAGTAATAAAAAATTTGCCATTTATGCGATTATGGTTTATTAAAGGAAGTGTAAGTGAATTATCTTCAGTTTTGGTGGATTTGGAAGATGATGGCTTTGATAGAACAATGAGAAGCAGGTTTTAATGACAATAGCATTAAGTGCAAATACACCAAGAATAAGTTACACAGTCAATCAAGGTGTAACACAAACATCATTTCCAGTACCTTTTGTATTTTTTACAGCAAGTACAGATTTAAATGTTTTTGTTGATAATGTTGAAAGGACTTTTGATGCTTCAACTTCTAGTACATCTTTGTATACTGTGTCTGGTGGTGATGGCTCTACTGGAACGGTTACAACATCTGTAACTGGTATTACTGGTGGTAGTACAGTTATTATTACGAGATCAATTCCATTAGCAAGAGTAACAGATTTTCCTAGTGGTGGTGCTTTTGAAGTGGCAAAACTTAACACAGAACTAGATACATTGCTTACTATGATATCTGATTCACAAGATGAAAACTCAAGAGCAATAAGATTACTTGATAATGATGTAACAGCTACTCTTACATTGCCTTTAAAAGCAGATAGAGCAGGTAAAATATTAGGATTTAATTCATCTAGTGGTAATGCTGAAGCAGTCAATCATATTACTACTGCTGCTGTAACAGTTTCTACATTGAGTGCAGGTTCTAGTGCTACTGTTTCTGTGTCACAATCAGGCAATACAGCAACCTTTGCTTTTGGTATTCCTACTGGTGCTACTGGAGCAACTGGTGCTGCAGGTGCAAATGGTGCAGATGGCGCTGATGGTGATATGGTAAGTTTTAATGTAGCAGGTACATCAGGTTCACCTCAAACAATAACGAATGGTAATACACTTACTATTGCTGCAGGTTCAGGGATAACAACAACTGCTAGTTCAACTGATACTGTAACTGTTGCTGTGACTGCTGACCCAATAGCTTTTGCGATTGGACTTGGATAAGGAGATATAAATGGCAAATACCTTTAAACAAATAAACTTTGCAGCAGAACCTGCTTCGGCAGGTACACCCTATGTTATGTATACAGCAGGTTCAGGTAAGACAACTATAATAATAGGTTTACTACTTACTAATATTCATACAACTGCTGTAACAACTGAGGTAGAACTTGTATCTACTACAGCAAATAGAGGTGGTGTTAATAATGTAGCAAATGGCACATCTTTTTTAGTTAAAGATGTAAGTATACCAAATGGATCAACCTTAGAATTATTAACTGGTGGTAAAGTG